TACTTCATTCACCGCACCCAATCCTCTACCAATGGCCTCATATCCATCGCCATTGCCGCCGTAACTGTTTAAATCGCCCGGGCGCCGTACTTGTCCCTGTATTGTATTAGGATTGACCTGTGGATCATATTGACTGAATTTCATAGGTTTAAACCTCCTTTTTAGGTATAGAAAAAGCGCTTTAACAAATTGTTAAGCGCTTAAAGGTATGTTATAATGTTGTCCGAGATAGTCAGTGTGTTGGCTTCCCTTACGGGGGGTGATAGCTATTGTCAACTTATGAAGCGTTGTCTTTGATGATTGCTTTTAGTACATTAATAGCTATTGTCATTTTAGGCTGTAAATAGCCATGAAATAAGCCGCTAACACCAGTGGCGCGCGGCTTCCTTTCACGTTTTACGATTATGAGGGAGAGCCAGCGTGCGACCACTGACTATCTCTTTTCGTTTATTATATAATACATTTCGTACCAATGCAAGTTTAGAAGTAAGGATATTTTGATTTACCAAGTGGCGCTATGCCTGAATATGGACTTGTGTAATTATTTTGATAAGGCGACTGATAAACAAAACCTCCGTTGGATGAACCACCTGTTTTCCCGCTGCCGCCGTAATTTTTATATGCGCCAAAAATACCAGCAGCAGTACCCAAGATAGTGCCTATATTCTGCTGCTTGGCCTGTTGTTTCACGTTATAAGCAGAAGCTCTTGCAGCGTTAGCCTGGTTCTTGTAATTCACTACGCCAAGATAGTTACTCCATTGGTCGTTGCGCTGATTACTCAAAAGCTGGTTACTGTCTTTTCTATAAGCCCTAAAGCTGGAATCACTAAGGTCAAGAGCTGTCCCCATATCGCCACTGATGCCTGCTGCGCCAAATGCGGCAGCCTGCTGACCTGCTACAAGGCGACGACGATCATTGAGCTTTTGCTGCTCATAAGCGTACTGCTCCGCTATCTGCTCCCCCTTCTTTGCCTGTATATCAGCGTTTTGTTCTGCAGCCTGTGCCTGCGCATCGTAATAAGCCTGCTGCGCTTTAGCCTGTTGGTTCGTCGCAGCTATTTGCGATACTCCCTGCAAAGCAGTCAATCCCATCATCATACCTACAGATAAACACATTTATATACCCCCCTCCTCAATCACGAACGGAAGAAACTCTTTTCCGTTCTTTTTTATTTTTATAGGAGCTAAGAACATTGCTCCCAGCCTATCAAGCCACCGTATAGAAGCAGAATTGCCGCTGTAAACATAATTATAAAGCCGTCCATATTCTTTTACCCATTTTGAAATTAAAAGCCTGGCAACGCAAATAAGCAGCTCTTTTTTGAAACTGCTTATCCTTTTTGTCGCCAACAGCCAAATCTCTTTACCCTGAACGCCTGGAATTTCAGTTAATCCTACAATACAAAGAATGTTATCTTCCATATCTTTATAAATGTAACAATGATCTGCATTTTCAATACTACCGGCAACAAGCATTATTTCGTCTTCCTCATATGCTTCCAGCTCCTGCCTATCACTATCTCTCAAATCTTTCAGCAGCGCTACAGCAATTCCAATAGCGTTATCAACGTCAGCCAATTCGACCTTATACTTTTTAGCCACCAAAAGTCACCTTCCTCGTTACGCTGAGCAAATTAAACGGATAAGGTTCAGTACTTGTAATACAAAGTCTTCCATCACGATCAAACCCACCTGCCGGTGGAGTTGCCGTTTTATCTCCACTATACAATTTCATATTCTCAGTAACGCTAAATTCATCATAAGCAATAGCATCCTGATTTCCAAATTCAGTACCAACTTCACCGCCGAGAGTATTTTCAATGCGTAAAATCGCCTCTGACACCTGCTTAAACCTGCCCTGCATAGTTCCGTCCTGTAATTGAATTTCAACATTAGGAAGCTCAATATTCATAATATACGGTAGACCTGCAACCGCACGTTTAATTTGTATAGGTAATTCAACAGTACCGTCATCAAGCACTTTATAATTTCTCAATACACGCCCATCACCTAAAACAGTAATATTATTGCCAGCAAGGTGACCAAGCCCTGTTACAATATTAGTCGCCTCATCCATATCATACTTTTTAGCACAATCTAGCATTACATAATCATTCGGAGCATCACCGTCATAGTTATTGTCAAACCGCTCAATATAACGGACAGTTTCTCCATTTACCACACGTTTAACAACAACATATATACTATCCTCATCACCTTCAGGAATATTCACTACAGCTTCAAATTCACCGTCAGTAATAATTCTTGACCATGCATATACTTCCTGTTCTCTTATGTAAGACAGACACGCTATCGTACCATCACTGCGCACAAAGTAAATTATGCTGTCCGGCTCCTGCTTATAAGCAGAATCAGTAATCGAAAGTCCCTTTATAATTTGTCCCGCCAGTATCGTCAATTCCATACCGCCATAGCTGTCGGTTTCAAAACTGTAGCCCATATCCCGCACTGTCGAACCACGTCCCTGTACGAATACAATTCTATTGCCAATTGTAAGCGGCTCACAATTGCTGCAGCCCCTGGTAGTTTGCATCTTCGGTGTGATATTCGTCGGTGTCACGACCTCGCTCCCTGAAACGATCCATTCATTGCCCTGCGTTAAAACAAGCAAATCCACAGACGGAATTAAATGTAAAATATCAAATTGTTTCCTGCTGATAAACGAAGCGGCAATAGCACTATCATCTGTTACTGTACCACTGACCTTTTCTACGCCAAAATTAGGATAATCACCGCTTCTAGACATCCAAACCATATACGGTCTTTTATTATTTCCACCAAAGCAAAGTCTGTCTTGAAAAAAACATACCGTTTTTGGATAACCGAAATTGCTATTCCAAGCCCCAAAAGCATAAGTAGTAGTACTTTCTGTAGAACCAAACGGTTCGTTTACCATAGCTTTAATATTATATTCGTCGATATAACTAACTATTTTAGCTGTGCCGTCTTTAGTATACGGCAGTGCAGTAAGCGTAACAGTCAGATCACCGCTTGTTATAGAAGCTTCTATTCTCAAATAAGTTGTATCTGTTACTGTACCGCTTTCAGTAGCATTAAAATTATTTGTAGCAGAATATTTACGATATTCTTTCCACGTTGTACCATCCTCACTTTTTTGCACTTGAAAACTTCCAGTCCACGTTCCACCGGAAATAACCTTCCAGCTTTCTCCAACGACAACCGCTCCAGTCGTTCCTTTAGCATTGTCTTTCAAATTTAATTCTACCGAGGACGATTCTACCTCATGTGTCAGCCTAATATTACCATCAATCAATCCCTCGTTAAAGATAGGCCTATTGCTTGTAATGGTCACAGTGCCTGTTGTACTGGACGGTGTAACCTTCGGATTATCCTGAAACGCTATAGTAACCCAGCCATTTGCCCCATCTGTCCCTGAAAGATTGTTATCATCATAAGCAACGCCTTTCTTACCGCCAATGCCACCATTGCCATAATTGATTCCATCACTTCCGTTTTTTGCTCCATGCTCTTCTGAATAAGCCGCAGTAGCTCCTCCACCGCCTTGCGCTACCCAGCCAAAAGCACTACTGCTTCCACCGTTGCCGCCAGCATTACCATAACCGGCTCCATAATGTACGGCTCCGCCTTTTCCTCCGGCTCCTACGGTTACAGGAAAACTATCACCTTCGGTCAAATCCATATCAAAACTGTAAAATCCACCACGGCCGCCAGTCCCGCCAGAGCTTTGTTTATCACTTGCTTTCCTTGCCACACCGCTGCCACCGCCACCAGCACCTGCAACTTCTATTGTGTAGCGGCCATCTTTTGGCACTGTATACGTATAATCACCAGGAGACGTATAAACAGCGCTCTCAACTAAATCCATCATAACCTCATCTTCAAAATAAGCATGAGTAATTTCAAAATCGCCAAACTTCCAGTCCGTTTCGCTGTATCTTGCTAATTGTTTCACCGGATAACTACCGCTCGTAATATATATAACATCCGCAGACTGAGCAAATCTTAATTTTTCCAAATCAGATTCTGTAAAAGGAGTTACTATCTCTATACCAAGATATTCCCCGTTTCTATGTATTCTGATGTACTGATCCCCTATTTCAAGCAAATAATTAATATCGTCAGTAAAATTAAACCCCGCCAGAATACATCTCTTATCAGCATATTTTGTAGCAATACAGTAAACAGTTCCGCTGCGACGATACACGGGCCCATAAGGGCGAATATAACAATTCTCAGCAGTCAAAAGCGCATACTGATATTTATCCAGATCAACGCGGTTAGCTACCGCATTAGATATCTCTCCTGCAGTAAATGCCGGCTGCAGTACATAAAAAGGATTTGGTCCACTTCCTCTAGCCATAAGTTCACATCCTCGCAGTAAAGTATTTATCAGGGTAGTCCAGCTTATCCTGACGTTCAGCGGCCGTAGTATATTTTGCCCTGCTAAGAGCTGCCTGTGCCAGTTGATATTGTGTCTGCTGGATAGTCCCATTGCCATTTAACTGTAAGCAAATATTAAAAGCCAACATCCTCGCCAACGCCTCAACAAAATCAGAACTGAAAAGCTCTGCATCCTCTGCGTCATATGTGTACTCCAAATATGCTTGGTACACATCACATCCTATAGCCTGCGTATTATCACTAATCAAAAACAAATCATACTTATCTTTATCCAAGCTGTTTACAGTCTCTTTCTCATTAAAAATACGTCTTGCACACACACATTTTTCTGGATATGCATATACATACTTCCAATCAGGATTTGAAGCGTCCAGTTCTGCAAGCCTAATAATCCTCTTGGCAAAGCCCCAGCTATATTCACGCAATAGACCTTTTCGGCTATGGTCATAAAACAGCTTGCACTGCCTTGCAAGTTCGTTATTCTCGTCAATAGAAGAAATGCGGCCTTTAGCTAAATAAGCCAAGGCCATATTGCAAATATCTGTATTATTCATCACGGAAACACCTCCATGTTATTTTCCTCTTTATTAAAATAGGGACGCCTTAAAGACGTCCCTAAGTGCTTGTACATAGTCGTCACATGACTACATAGGTGTTATTTAATATTTTCTCTAATAAGCCTAATCAAATCTTGTTTACTGGCATTTGCCGGATATTTAACATCGGCATTATAGAGCTTAGCTCTTAATTCATTGGCCGACATATCTTCAAGCTTTCTACCCGGCATTACAGTATTACCATTACTATCTAAAATCATTTAAAATCCACATCTACAGCGAGCGCCGCAACAATTTTATCGGCAGTTGCATTAGTTGGAGTGCTGGAATCACTAGCTTTGATGCGCAGGTATTCTTTTACTCCCAAAGGCACCTTAGCTCGTACAGGAGCATTGTCGTCCAGAGTAAAGCTTCCCAGCGCTACAGCCTCGCTGAACGCTTCATCATCAGCAGTTTCCAGGGTTAAAACAACACTGCCGCTTTCAAGCTTCGGTCCTACATAAAGCCACATTGGATTGATGCTGTCTCCGCCACCCATAGCGATAATATCGCCAAGAACACCGTCAACTAATTCTGCAGCAGGTTTCTCAAAGAAAATATTTTCCTTATCTAATCTCATTATTTTTCACTCCTCACGCTTCAATTTTAGCTTCGTCTTCACGAATGCAGTCAAGTTTACGTACACGCATACCATCTACATTTAATACTTTAATGCCATTGGCCAGCGTTTCCATTTCAACATGAACGTTATTTTTATCGATCAAGCACAGTTTGAACAGAGTATACATGCTGCGAGAACAGTACATCATAACACTGTCAGGATTTCTCAACCGGTCATGAACGCGAATAACATTCTCAATAATCTTCTGCTTTTGAGCAGAAGTTGCAGATGCAAACTGTGCTGCATCAATATTGCGAATAGCTCCTACAGCTCTATAATCACGAATAGTCAGGCCTACATTCCAAGTCCATTTCGTAATCATAGCTTCAAATTCAGTTCCGTCATCCGCTATTGTAGTTTGTTGTCCAAGATCTTCTTTCTTCAAACCAGCACTACCATTTTTAGGAAACACGCCTGAGCATGTACGTTCTCCCCAATTTACAAAATAAATAGATGTATTTTTGGTACCGCCGCCAGCATTAAGAGTAGTATAGCCTTCAGCCGTCGGATCATCACCATTGCCAAAATAACGATGTCTGATATCGAACCCGTTAAATTCATCCGGAACCTCGCTAAGTCCGCCATAAATAACATCTTTAGCAATACGATCACCAAAGCCGGCTACAAATGCTAGATCCTCGCTATAACGGAAAGCTGCAGGATCATTCTGCAAACGCAAAAGCTCTACATCCATCTTATTACGATTTTCGTATAAAGTAGTCGTATCATTAATCTGTTTTACTCCGCTCTTTTTATAAGGAACACCAGTATTGATACGACGGATAGAAGGTTCAGGAACTTTTGTACGTTGAGTAGTCACGATCCCAGTAGGAAGATTGCCCTCCATAAAAGTCATTTCTTCTAAAATTGGATTAGATTGAGACAATACCTCAATAATATCATCTACATTTCCGGAAGGGTCAAGTCTTCCCCTCCAATCAGCTAAGGTATATGCCAATTGATTTAAAACTGCCATTATTCATTCATCCTCTCTTATTTTAATTTACTAAAATCTGTTTTGTCATAGAATTTTTCAAGGCTGCTTCCCTGTGCGGCTGGAGCGTCAGCACCTTTACCTGGGTCACTTTCCAAAAACTTCCCGAGCATAGAAAAAGCGCGGATAACTTCAATTCTGTTACCTGCGCCTGTTTCGTTTAACGCCTGCCTGATACCAGGAACCGCTTTCTCTACATGTTCCACCGCAAGACCGCAAAGACTAATGATACTGTCAAACTCTGTCCCAAGTTCTTTCTTTGCATTCTCACCCCAATTTTGAACTTCTGTATTTCGCTGCTCTATAACAGCATTCATAGCAGCTTCTGCGATGCCTTTACCCCATTCGCCGCCATACTTAACAATAGCGTTAGCCTGCTCATTGTTAAGCCCCATATCCTTAATGACCTCTACGAACTTATCGCTCTCTTCCTGGCTGAACTCAAAGTCATCCATAGCGGAAATAGTTTCTTTAAAGTCATAAGCAATTGGTTCAGCTTCTTCCTGTGGTTGAGTTTCTGCTTTACCACCAAGAAGGGTATCAGCAGACTGTGTCTCCTGTTGAACCTCTTTCTGCTGTTCAACTACTTCAGTGCCCTGCGTGTTATCGTTGGCACTCGTGTTAGTTACATCTTCCATTAGTCATCGTCTCCTTCCAATTGTTCGGCAGCAATTTCCTGCGCTTTGATTTGAGTTTTTATATATTCAAGCTCAGCCTTTTGTTTGAGCTCTACTCCAGAAATACCAAGACTCTTAATATCATCGAGAATTAATAAACCGACTTTTCTCATACCCTCGTTATAAAAGGTCTGTGAATTGCCGGTAAAACTATCTATATTGATTTTTGTTTTATCAAGCAATCGCATTAAAAACCAGCGTCCGCTTTCGCTATTTAAGATAGTTGATAGTGCATCCTGATCGCGTTTGCGAAGCTCTCTTTGAAAGAACGCCTGCAATTTAGCTTGCCGGCTATCCGCATCTGTAATACTCTTATACCTCACCTGCGCCGCCTCCCATGCCTAACCAAGCTGCCATAGCTGGGTTACCATCATTTGCAGCCTCAGTCATGTTCTTTGCCGCCTGTGCTGCCGGTGCTGCTGCCTGCATAAGAGCCATTGCTTCCTGCGTCTGTTGCTGCTCTTGTAATGCCTGCTGTTCTTGCTCAATAAGCTTCTTAACATCATCGTCGCTACGTTGCATAGCAGCGGGAGCACCAAGCATTTCAAAGTATTTGGACAGTGTTCCTATAGGATCAACCTTCTTGAGCACTTCCGGCCAAGCCTGCGCCATCTGCAGCGTAGTAGCAAGAGCCTGTTCGATATTAACAAGTCCACTCATTTTCTGCGCTTGCGCCAACGGGGAAATATACTCAATTTTAATATCCTCATCGCTTATACGTTCCTGGATCTCAGGTGGTATCGGCGGGAATGCTCCAGACCTTTCGAGGATGTTGTATATCCTAACAATAATCGGCGTTAGGAACTCATCCTGTAACCGTTCGACTACAGGCCCTAGCTGCTGCAACTTTTCCTGTGTGCGTTCCATGACCTCACGTGCCGTCATTTGCCCGTTATCAACACTATCAAGCATCAAAAATAAATCTGCACTATAGTGCCTTTTGATTGCGTCCTCCGTGCGAATGATCTCCTGAGAAGCATGGTCAATATCTAAATTGACCTGGAACAGCGGCTGAACGAACTGCTGTGACTGGTCATCCACAGCTGTCATCCCGCCAGGAATAAGATTAATACCACCGTTGTTCAGCAGCGAAGCCGGTCCTTTCATTGGAGGTTTAACCCCAATCTCAATAGCTGTAAGTAAATCTTTTTTCATAGTCTGAAGTGCTTTACTATCGCCTTCAGCGAACCAACCTGGCCCTTTAGCGTACGGTTCAAGCCCGTTTACAAGATACCTTGCAACTGGTATGGCCCATTCTTCAAACCCCCCAACGTATAAGAATTCATTATCCTGCGATTTATCAAGCCAATACACAGACCTATAAGGCATATTCAACCTATCCATATATCCTGGCAGGCGTTTGTCATTTGGTTCAACAAGCCAATTGACAGTATGCTTTTTATCAAGTCCAGTACCATTAGTCGCTTGCTGCTGCAAATGTTGAGGCAGGCTTTCCTGTCCAAAACAATCAACTATCTGTGCTAATGACATTTCATATTTTCGAGCGAATGTCTGCACCTTGCCAAAGCCGTCTACACCAAGAGCATAAGTCCCAATAGTCATAGGTACACATCTAATACCCGTACTCGGGTCATAAAAAATTGCCATTGGGCATTGTCCAAATGGCAACTCAAGATACACCGAATGTATGCTATTGTAAAAATTACTCTTTGAAAGCACCGCAGATACTATTTCTTGCCTGATATCCAACACTCTCGTGGCTTCAATATCACCACTCATCGCACTATTGCTAAACCCTAATTTGAACCACTGACGACTAGGAGGGGTTAAACCGCTCATTACGCCTGCAGCAAATACTTGTGCGGCCAACCATGCAACGCCCTGAGCAATTTCCAGATCACGTCTGCGGGCAGGATTAGTTTTATCTGCCGTATTATCGAATTCGCCTATAAACGGCAACTGATAATCTCTAATCGCTTTCCAACGAATTTCATAATCAAGTCTTTTTTCATAAAGATCTCTCATCTTTCTAATCAGTTTTCTTTTCTCTGGCCAGTGGCTTTTTAAAGACGGCCCATCTGCTGGGTGTGTTTCTGCCGGCGCTCGTGCTGCTATAGTTTCAATTTCTTTTTGCTTTAATTTAGCTTTAGCCATTTCAATACCCCTAACCTAAAGTCTTTCTGCCAGTAGCGTTGCCTGCAATAGTATTGCGATCAGACGACACTTGCGTAGAAGCAAAACCACGCCTTTTATTTTTCTTTGCCGGATCTGTTTCTGTTCCTGTCTCTGTACTGGTTACCGTAGTAGGCGCCGGAGGCGTTTCAACAACTTCTGGCATTCTAATGCTACCGCCGCCAAATACTTTTTTAAAAATTCCCATACTATCACTCCTTAAAATATCGAATAATCTGTATTGCACATCATCTTACGGCCATACCCAGGATCACCCGGTTTCAACCTCGGATAAACAGGCCTTGCAAAAGTCAAAGCAAGGCCATCTGCAAGATCGGGGCTTTTACCAATCTTTTCCTTAATTTCTTCTTTAGGCTGCAAAATGATTTTGCCATGTTTACTAAACTTATACTCTACAATACTAAGCTCGCTTTTTAATTCCGGCATATCAGGTATAGAACCACCAGACTTGAGCCATTCAAGCATCTTAAAATACATCTCAGCACGGATATTTTCAAAACGCTGTTCATGCAGTGCATTGCCCTGAAAGTAAACTTCACTGATATTGTTGTACCCCAACTGCTTAATTCGATCTATAACTCCAGCCCCCATGACTCCGGCGTCAATAAAAGTCATATCGGCCTTATATCTGATCATCGCATCAATAACTCTTGCCGCCATATCCATAGTGTCCAGGCCTTTGTAAACTAAAGGCTCATCTACCCACAGTCCCTGTCGCTTAAAAATAGTAGATCTGTCATCACCATATCTGGCTACATCAACACCAAGAATAACTGGAGCACCCTGCACATCTTTTTCTGTAAGCAGTCTGTGTGCTGCCTCCGTAACCAAATCAATAGGAATAACAACATTACTAGCCGATGCAGTAAAATCACAATAAAGCTCCTGACGTATTTCTATATCCGTCATATCTTCCATCATAGATTTAAGTTCTGCTTCGTCCAGTACACCGCTTTCATCAGCTCTATAAAGACAGGTAAACCATTCCTCGCTGCGTTGAGCTCTTTGGTATATCTCATAAAACTGATTCTGTCCTTTAGGCGTTCCGATGAAATATGCGAACCCCTTACGATCAGCTAATGCCGGCCGTATTACTTCGCCCCATAATTCAGGCTTTATTTGAGCGTATTCATCAAGGACAACGCCGTCCCAGTAAGTACCGCGAAGGGCATCAGGCTTATCTGCGCCTATAATATGTATCCTTGCCCCAACAGCATTTTTATGCTTCGACGGCAGTTCTATAAACAGATCGCTTTCATTAACCTTTCTTCCTGGAATTGCGCTTGTGTAATATTTCAAGTAGTTCCAGGCAATCATCTTAGCTTGATTTCTAAACGGTGCCACGTATGCGAACTGAGGACTTATAAGCGTATTCTTAATAGCGCTCTTACTCAATTCGTTTATCATTCCTACGGTCTTGCCATAACGTCTGTGCGCTACTATAACAGCGAAACGGTATTTATCAAGCGCAGGATGGATTATATCTTTCCAAAGAGGTCTTGGCTTGTATGGTATCGTTATTACTTTCAACCGTCATCACCAGCCCAGCGAAATGTAATAGGTTCTCCATCTTTACCGCTGACTTCACGTTTTTCAACAAACGCTGCTATTGATTTTCCGTATAGCTCAGATGCTTTAAGCCTATTATTCATACGCTCTTCTTTATCGTCTATCACTTCTAGCCAGAACTTCCTTAATTTGCTAAGTTCATCTATAATATCCTTCTGTTCATCTGCAATTTTTTCTTCAGTAACAGTTTGAAGTTCTGCTACCCTGTCAACAATGTGCGCCTTTGTTAACAGCCTTGACGCAGCCTGCCTAGCACTTTTCGCTGAATATCCTGCATCTATGGCTGCCTGCTCTTGCGTTTTACCACCTACAGCCATAAGCCGACAAAACTTCTCCTGCCTTGGATCTTTTAATGCAGCCATATCTCCTTCACCACCTTTGCAAATACAAAAGCACCTAACCGAAGTTAAGTGCCTTTATATTAAGTTATATGCTAAATTTTGATGTATATTACCGTGTTTTATCGGTTTTTCAACGCCGAATTATTCATGTAGACTAAGTTATTCTTATTCCAATCTGTAGACAGTTCCACAGCTATAGTTCCTTCAAATGAATACGTTTCCACTTTATCTACAGGAACAAGTTCACAATCATAATCATGCATCACTAGTGCCTCTTGAGGCATTTCCTTGAGCTTTTCTATTAGTTCTTTTACTAACATTTAATCACACTCCAATAAATAAGCCGCTGTATTACCCCAACGGCAGGGCGGCAGCTGGAAGATTACCTGTCCAGCACACGCGCCTTTAAGCGTGGATAGGTGTTCCCCATCTATGCCAAACTACCCGTGGCAGGACTCGAACCTGCGACAAATGATTAAAAGTCAATCGCTCTTGCCATCTGAGCTACACGGGTAATGTCCAAGCGCTAAGCTTGAACGTTTCACCAAGCTTGTTGTAAGCCTACTTACTTATAATACTATTTTAACTCATCAGAACAGGTAATTTGTCGGATACATTTTTAATTCTCAATAAATTTTTTTCGAGTGCTAAAACGACAGCATCGTTTAAAAACTCTTCGCGAAGCTCGTAGTAAGTATCTCTATTCATACCTTTTAGTCCAGCAATTACTCCTGGCGACTTATTATATTCATAACGCTGGAACATAGCATCTCCTGCTGCTTGTTTCTTATGAACCTTATATGTCTCAGCTATTACTTCAAGCCATGCTTCAGGATTTATTACTATAGTTTGATAAGGGTCTTGTCCCCACGAAATCATCTTGATCGGTTCAATATTCTTTAGTGCAGATGTTTCTGTTGGATTACTGATAAAAGCATGACCTCCACCCCCAGTATGCCCTTTCTTTGCAGTACGCTGCTCTCTTTCATCATCAACAGCTTTCTGAATATATTTCCTATTCAAAAAATACCACTCTGTATGCTTTCGTAACAGTTCTATTAGCATATCAGTCTCCTTCTAGCTTTGCTTTCTAAATCGCCTAAATAATGCTCCAAAAGGATTCATACTGTCTTCTACGAGTTGGTTCAAAATAGCCTCCTCAAACTCTCCGTGTTTATGCTCTTGTTCGCCCACAACAACCCAATATTCTTGCACCCATTCTCTCGTACCGTCTGCACTTTCAAGCAAATATAAGATACCTTTAGAATCTAATTTAACACCAAGTACTTTACGTTCTCCCTTAGGCAAATGTACATTATCACCTATATTAAACTTGCTTTCTATTGTTAATAACATTTGTATCGCCCTTCTTATCTGATAGATTTATTGTAAAAATACTGAACCTTCTTAAAGCTAATATAAACAAAAACGTTAATATCCAATGTTCATATACAAATTCAAATATCCATTTTATTAGATCAGGATAATTCATGTCTTCACTCCTTAATCATCACATATAGCTTGACCGTCCATAATAGCCCCACAGTTATAACAATAATGCTGTTCAGTAATATCCAACCCGCCACCAAATACATCTGTTGCGGCATATGCGTTGCAATTAGAACAGTAGTAAGCACCGCCCCCTTCCCAATGCCCATGCTTACGTTCTTCTACAGCAGGGGCTTCGTCTATAAGCCGTCCACATCTATCGCAGTAGTTATTGTCGTGGTATTGTACTAAATGACAGTGTTTACACACTCTAGGCAAACACGCTTCCGTACTCTTAATAACATGTATAGCATGATATACCCCACTCACATATCCCTGCCCAAACTCCCCTTTACTTAAATCTTTATCTTCGGCTTGTGCTATTTTTCTTAGTACGTATGTTGTCCATTCAGCATCTATCAATCTCATAATCTATTTCACCATCCATTATTGCTCCACAGTTATAACAATACTTAAAATCTTTAGCTAATACATAGTCAAGTCCAATATGAGAAGGGAGACGTGCGTTGCATATACTACAGCAACTATGAATCCACCTCCCGTGCTTACGTTCTTCTACTGTAGGGGCTTCGTCTATTAAAAATTGAATAGTAGTGATTGCTGCCATTAAGCCGAAGCGCAACTCTTTCCGCCGACGCAGGGCGTCGGCATCTATTAATCTCATTATCTATTCACCGTCCTCTCAAATATCCATCGGGTCACAATTCTCACAGTCAGGTTCAATGTCTCCATACTGCCAACGACAATATATACAGCAGTATTTACTGTCCCAGTAATCACAGGTAGCGTCACAATCATCACAAGGGCATTGTTCTTCTTCCATTTTTATTCACCGCTCCTTTAGTAGCTCAAATCATCATAGATATTGCCGATAACTTTTGCACAAGGGTTCCCACCATGGTTTAAATAATAAATGTCACCATAATATTTAACTGGTTTTTCAATTTCCGCTAAGTAGAAAGTTCCCTGTGCATAAGCTACCTGCATACATGGGGGTATCCAGTCGTCCATACAGACGATATCGCCCTCAAATATTTTCTTGCCATTTTTATCGACAAAGCCTGTATACTGCCCTGCGGTATTAGCGTCAATTTCATACATCGCCACTCCATCCGGTGTTATGTAAGGGTATCCCTGCTGTTCTGTATAAAAGCCGTAGCGCCATTCTTTATCATTTATTCCTTTACCTCTAAATAATATTTCACGCATTATTTTCTTTACACTCCTTTATCTGTGAGCAATGCTATTCCAAATAACATAAGTGTTACAGCCCCTATAGTGCAAGTAATGACATATAAATTACTATGTCTGTCACTGCTGTCAGTCAGAAGTACCAATATAAACCAAAAAGCTGACGCTATAGCCACAATAATAGATGCTGTAACGACACAATTCATTAGTAAATAAATAAAATCCATGCTATTTATTCTCCCTCTTCCTTTATCAACTAATCATCTTCTGAAATGCTCTCGGTTTCGTCTATATTTTCTTCATATTCACTTTTGCTAATTATCATAGCTTTTGTGCCACCGCTCATGCTTATTAAAGCGTTTATAGCTGTTTCTTCCCAATGGTTTAAGTCTGTCTCAGAAATGAATTTACTGAATTCTGCACCAAATTTCATGTAAATATCGTTGTCAGATTTCAAATAAATCGTTATAGTATATGGCATTGTTATTCACGCTCCTATTTAGATATTGTACTCATTACAAAACAAGCTATCATCCAAAGCACCGTAACACTTATAAACAATTGATTCATTTTTCTTCACCATCCTTGATCTCAATTAATGGGCAATCTATCAGCCTAATGTTTGGATCTTCAATTTCACGAACAAGAATACAGCAGCCTTTGCTCTTATCAATAGAAAATGGTAGATTCCTATAAAAGCCAACTGGATATGTCAACGGGCATTCATCGCAGTTTGCAGGCATGTCTATTCCTTTAATTGCTATCATTCTTTTCATCCCCCTCGTAATCTTGACAATAAGCAAAACCGTTCATTAGCACAAAATGACAGGCATTATAACTATAGCTATCTTTATAAGTGCATTCCCCATTACTATAATGCTTGCAATTAACCCACGGACAATATAGTACTCTCTGCTTTGAATATTCATCTCTAACGTGTATCTGTACTACTACGTTAGCCAATTTAATTATTTTCATGTTTTTCTAACTTCGTTCTGTCAGCCCAAGTAATCCTACGCGATTTAAACTTAGTTGGCATAGACATAACAGTAAGCTGAATACAGTTGCTACATTCTGGGGTTTCGCTCAACTCACTGTCCTTTCTGTTATTAATGCATAAATAACAATAGTCTAAGTATTTCATTTTTTATTCCTCCATTCTTACCCAACGTTTTTTGTCCTTAGGCATAAATTCAGAAGGTCTAGCAAAACTGTATTTCTCATTAGGCTTACAGTTACCACAAATAAAACTTCCCATGCATTTGCACTCATGGCACCAGCCTACGTACTTTATTTCAGGTTTTTTCATCTAATCCACCGCCTTTGCTAATTTAACTGGATATCGGCTCAAACTACGAATCATGTAGTGCATAAGTTCAACTTTACGGCCGATGTTTAAAGTCATATGTCCTGACTTATTCAATTCTGTTATCTTAGCATTTTCCGGATTATATCCCAGTATCCCAATACCATGCGATATATGGCGGTAAATTTCTTCTTTTGCACTCGGATTATACAAAAGCTCTGTTGGTAAAACTAAATAATTATAATTGCCACAAAAAGATAGTTTTGCCTTACTTTTCATATCCGATAAGCTTACCTTAATTTCATACGATTTGAATTCATTTTTACTATTCATAGTCATAAAATCTACATATTCATCACCATAACCAGCCCCCAGGCAAACTTCATAGCACCCATACACGCCGGCCTGATCAGCTTTGGTATAATACAACAGCGCTTTTTTTATTTCTTTCGTCAGTTCCGTTTCAGCCATTTCAACATCTCCTATTCTTCTCGAAAGTCAATATCTGGGTACTTATAAAGCAGCATTTTCTTTTTGATCATATACACCTGCGTCCGCATCCCTTTCGTATCGACGTAATATATATGCCCGTCAGCTTCTGTTACCTTGAAATCTGCCTTGTAAATAATCGGCCTTATCTTTTTACCTTCCCTCTTATAACCAGGCTGTAAAACAAATTTTGGCTGTAGTTCAACCTCTTTTACTATACCTTCACGCATAAGCCAGTGTAACTGCCAGTAATAGTCAGCTTCTTTTTCGCTGTCAAACCGTATGCCGTCTACTTCGGTAATTGAGTTACCATATTTTAATTTAGGTTCTGCCCCGGGTAAATTCGCCGGCGCCGTTACGCTGTCCGAACGTATTTTACTTACAAGATGTGCTGGTAGTTCATTCCACGTCGTCATTTATTACTACCGCCGATAACATAATTTCTAGAGCTTTCTTCTCTCTCCGATACCGAGCCACTTTCCCGCCGAGCTGGCTGTTTTTTCGGCGCAGTTGTTTGATTTCCGTTAAAGCCTGCATAAGTACTGGCTTTAATACCGGTATATATTTATCCTCTGGCTCATCCTTAATCATTGCTAACATAGCTTTTATATTGATATGCATAATTACTTCTATCGCTCCATTCCTTCAAACAATTCAGGAAGCACCCTCGCCTTATATACTTTGCTTCTGCGGGTGTTTTCTAAGGCCTTGCGAGTTTCGTTTGCCATTTGACCTATCAAATTACTGGCATGAGTATTTTTATCTAAAAATCGTACCAATGGCGTTATAACTTCGAGAGTTTCTTTTGCGTTCCGGCGTCTTACGCTGTACTCCTTCATCAATCTGCAAATTTTGGTCCGTGTGCTCCTGTTTTTAGGATAATCAATCTCACATTTATGACGAATATCGCAAAAGGCCATATCAGCTTCTTTGATTTCTGTCTGACAAGCATTATCAATGGATTTTATTCCCATTACCAAATCCCTAAAGTCATTGATTATCGCTGCTGCTCTTTCGTAATCGTATTGCATTTACGCCTCCTAAACCTGTTCTCTGTTATCCTGATAATCGGCCATATTATATTTAAAAGGCCGCCCCCTACGGGCTAATCACCTCCGCAGGGGTATACTTCCCTTTATGCTTGTATATAGTTAGTATGCGCGGCCGTTTTAACTTATCGCCAGATCTGCCACTCTACAAAAACCTCAGCTAAAGCACAACCGAGCTGCCATAGGAAACCTGCAGCAAAGATAAATAATAATGTGTATACTGTTTCACGCTTAGTCATTGTGCTTCAGTCCCTTCATGACTTATACTAATATCTTCCAAAAATCTCAAATTCTTGAAGTTTTTAATTATCTCCCGTGCCTTCACGGCCCGTGTATCATCGGACCACATCAAGCAGCTCGGGCAAATATGCACCTCAAAATATCGACCTCTGCTTACGTGACTACCCGCCGTTGTATCCTTATGGCATATGTCGCAATTCATAATCTCACCTCAAAACGGTTCTGACTTATTAGTGTTCAGCTTGTCAAAATGTTCTTCGCCTAAAATCTGTAGTTCTGCCATATCTGCAGCAAGGTTATATATTTTTGCATGCTTATTATTTCCATGTGTATCGGTAACCTTAGCTCTAAATTCGGCAATAGTCCCTAAGAAACAACCACAAGACACTGTTATACCTTTGTCTTTATTTTTGAAAAATGTCGTAAAACTAAATCTACTACCAATGCGACCGATCAATAAATAGTCAGCGTTGCCGCACACCCTAGCGTCGCCGCACACCTCAGCGTTGCCGTACACCTCAGCGTTGCCGCACACCCTAGCGTTGCCGCACACCTCAGCGTCGCCGTACACCTCAGCGTCGCCGTACACCTCAGCGTTGCCGCACACCTCAGCGTTGCCGTACACCTCAGCGTTGCCGCACACCTCAGCGTTGCCGTACACCTCAGCGTCGCCGTACACCCTAGCGTCGCCGCACACCTCAGCGTTGCCGTACACCCAAGCGTTGCCATTTTGCGCTAAGTTATCTTCTTTTTCCACATATCCACCAAGTTCACCAGCTTCAACACTTCCAAAGCTAATTAAAGCCTTAATCCTAAATAATTTCTTGCCCCATTTTTCTATAAACTCTGCTGTCAACTCATACTTTTTCATAGTTACCGCTCCTTTAAACTTTAGCTAATTCACTTTGACGACGGATTGACCGTTTTGGTACTACATCAGGCACTAACGGATGATATTTATAACACCGTTCACGATCAGCTACCACGTAAGTAAATCCGCTTTCTTTGTCTACTCTCAAAAACGGTTGATGTCCGCTGTATGGGCAATCAACAGTGTTAATACATTCAGCGCATTTTCGTTCAACGTCTGCGATAAAGCTGATATCGTTGTAATTACGCTTTATAAAGCTATCGTCGGCATCAGGGAAAATCCTCTTTGCTGCAGCTCTAACTTTATCGCTTATTGGCTGCCGTAGTTCGCCAAATGTTTTACCGGCAGCAAGATCAGCAAACAACTTTTTAACAAACTCATTTGCCGCTTTAGAATTACGCTCAATAGCTTTCTTCTCTGCGCCGATTTTATTCTGCCGGACTATAGACAGCGCTGTATTGATGTCGAACCACGTTGCCCAGCGCGTATTGTTATTAGCCACCCACTCAACAGCTTCCGCCCAATCATTGACCTGTGTATACTTGTATTGTTCCAACGTTTTAGCCATAAAGTTTTCCCGCTGCACATCATTCATCGGTGGTGGAGTTAAGCCAGCTGCTCGCCATACCACAAACGCAGCCTCTATATCGCCTATATCAAGCATTCAAATCACCTCACCATGCCCATTCTTTTTTCTGCTCTGTAACACGTATCTCATCTTCCCAACGCCTGTCCTGCAAGAATGTTTCAGGGTATGGAATATAAGCCCCGTTGTTCTCTTTCCAACGGCTTGTCTGTTTATACCGCTCAACAGCAGCTATGATTTTTTCATACAGCTCCACACAAGGATCAACAAGCTTGTTCCACTCGATTTTAGCTACAGGCTTTTTCACCTTCACCGGGTATGCTTCCCAAAATCGGGCAAAATATTCTTCCCGCTCACAATCAGGCGCTTCTTGTTTCTTTTCGTTTTGTTTATTATTAATAATATTATTTATATATACTTTCTTCTCCGCGCGAGATTGTGTTACAGGTTGTGTATCAGTTTGTGTTACAAGTTGTGTTACAGGTTGTGTATCAGTTTGTGTTCGGTATACGATACACAAATCAAATATCTGATAAAAACCTGATCGACTACCTTTGCCGCCCTGGTATGAAATCAGCCCCATCTGAATTAGAGTATTCCTATGCCTACTTAATTCAGTCCGAGAAATTCCACACACCGATTGCAGCATCGTGCTGGACACGGTAAACTCTTTTTGCCAGCCGCCTAAATTGTTAAAGTGCAATAATGCCATATACAAATCAGCAGCTCGGCTATTAAGTTGGTTGAGTAACCGCCAGCTCCAAAACGCATTCATCTGTGCAACGTAGTTCATAATAATCCTTTCAGTCGTCTAAATAATTTCTTCCGATAATCTTCATAAATTCTTCTCTGCTGTGAGTTTTTTCAAACTTACGTTGACATTCTCTTTTCAGCAGTAAATCTGTTTTCCTATCCTGATGCGGACCGTTCTTCCCCTTATGATATTCAGGGGTAAGCCAAACTTTAAAGCCGTATCTTTCACTGATTTTTCGTAACGGACCAAAGAAACAATGATGCTCCTCAAGTGGCACATTTTGCGCTCCAGATAGGTAACAATATTTTTCTTTCTGTATGATACTCTTAGCCATGCTTTGCTACTTTCCTCAACAAGCTCAAAGAGTAACCAACCATTTTAGTCATAAGTTTTGTTGTACATCCAGTTTCCATTTCTAACGAAAGCATTAGGTGAGCAATGCCTGCCGCAGTTCGTGCGTGTAAGTCAGCAGGATTTTCAAACTTCCCGGATATAATAGTGTTCCCTTCTATCATCACAAATAAAGGCTCATTTTTTTCCAGCTTTTCTGTCAATGTTTTCAGGACATGCTCTTTTTCTTTTTTCATTATTATTTCCCCCATTCTGCCAGCATAAGCGCCCTATCAGCATCGGAAATAAGGTTTATACCAATTTCCTTTGCATCATTAATCGTTCCATCTAACAAACGACTAAATTCAAGCGTGTTATAAGTACTACTGCCAAAATAACATTGTAGCTGCTTACCAGTCTGCCCATTGACAGTAACTTCGCCAAGATCCTTAACAGTACGCCATTGAGCTTTAAATCGCTCTGCAGCATTAGCTTTTGTAATTATATGCGTAAATACTCCATATCTACCCAACATTTCAAGATATAGCGCATCTTTATTTGTCTGTAGTTTAGCCGCCATTTCCTGTAACAAAAACCATAATGCCGCATTTGCATCAAGGCTACGTTGTTTTCTAACGATTTTTAATTCAAACTGCAATGGTTTTCCATCGTCAGCCTTTTTCTTTAATTCTGCTACCTCTTCCGCCTCTGACGATGAAAGTGGAATCACAACACTTGCCCCCTGCCATGTCTGAATCAGCTGAAGGTCTTGTACCGTGGTTTTCATTTTACTGCCGCCTTAGCGTTTATCGCAGTTCTTATGGCCTCATGAGCATTCACATATTTATCATCGTTTAAAAGTTTTTCAAGTACTTCAATTTTCAAAAACTCAACATCATGCCAATCACCGTTTTTATCCTGGATTTGACACTGTACTCCGTTGATAAACCTTACCGCTCCATTCTCACTAACTGATGTAATGTTAATCGGACTTTCTACCGGTTTTTTATCCTTTTTTTCTTGCCTTGCCATTGCTTTTTCTCCGTCATCATCTTCCTGCGCCAGACCAACCATCGCGGCAAGAGCATATCTTCTGCCGTAAGTAATTGCGCTGCCAATGGCTTGCGGATCTAATTTAGTGACAGTCATTGTTAGAGTGCTGGATATATACTGCCCGCTTGAATGTGCAAGCATCGTTGTAATGTTCAGTCTGCCGTTCTCATTGATTTCTTCCGGCATCTGGATAACTGATATTCCATTCGCAGTTAATGCTTCTCTGCATGTGTTCCAACATTCAGCCAAGTCTGCATATTTACTTTTGAAAAATGGATTGCTGCTGCTTTTCTTTGCCCCTTCAATCTGCCCTTGTGCCTTTGCCAAAGCCGCAGCAAGTTCATTTATTTGTTCGCTTTTCAACATTGTTCTGACCTCCAGTCTTCTATTCTGTTTTCGATAGTGTTAGCACTAATATGAATCCATTTCAGCAGTGTACTAACTTTGGCTTCATCACCGTCCAGATCATCCATTTCCTTCAGATTCTCTAAAATAGCCTCTGCTTCATACCGAAGTGAATATACTAAATCGTCAAATTTATCCATACTTGCAATCCTCCAATTCTTTTGCTAAAATGAAGGTGGACGCTAAACCTCGTAAAATTTACAGTCCACCTGAGCTATCGAAGCTGCAACTTCGGTAGCTCTTTTTCTTTTGCTTTATCATAATCGCTCCTCCTAAACTAAATCAGATACTTCACAGTTCATTGCTGCTGCAATTTTCCTGAGTGTGGATAATGTCACGTCTTTACCATTTTCAATATCACGTAAATTCTTGTACCAAACACCACTGGCATTAGCTACTTGATACCTTGACAGGCCTTTTTGTTCACGAATTTGTTTAATTTTGTTCATCTTGAATACTCTCCTTACTGTGGTACAATTACTATATATGGAGGTGATATTATGGCTAAAATTATTACTTACGACTTACGTAAACCTGGCACAAATTACGATGGTCTTATTGCTCGTATCAAACAATATACCCATTGTAAATTGACAGAATCTTGCTGGTTAGTTTCTACAACTTGGACTACAGCACAAATTCGCGATGACTTAAAAAGATTTCTCGATGTAAACGACAGACTATTTGTTGCCGAACTTTCAGGAAACGCAGCGTGGACTGGTCCGATGCTCAGTACAACAGAATCCATCAAAAAAATATTGAAATCATAATGGTTGTAAACCACTTACCGGTTTGCCAAATTGGCAGGCCGGTTTTTTATTGTCAGTCTCTCCGCAACACCCTTCTGACAAACCATATTTCCCGCTACAAACCTGATTTTGTAAATCCTCTGCCAGTCTTTCTAAAACATCACCAGCTTCATTTATCGTTAATTCATTCACAGAAGCAAAGGAAAAAAAACATTCTCTCAAGCTTTGATAATCATCCGGTGCTACTTTGTTATTAAACATAAATTATTCCTCCTTCGTTCATCTCAACACCCCTACTGTCACTACAGCAGCCATAATAGCAATGTATGTTCCGACAAATATTGCAGTAGTTGCTACGGTAAAATCTCTAATCATAAGCCTGCCACCTGCCCCATAGCGTAACCTATGTCATATATCAGCTTAACTACTGTTGCTATAGCCAAAGCAGTTAAAGACCATACACAAGGCTGTTGCTTAATACTCTCTTTCATTACTACTGCTATTCCTGCTACTTTGATTAATGCTTTCATAATTCAACCTCCTATAAAGCCTTTAGCGCTGCTTCAAAATCAAAATTTTTCCTTCGCTTACGACTTCGCTTTATCCCATTAGAGCGATATTCCATATTCTCACGCATAACTTGTGCTAAAGCTTCATCAACTAGCGGAGGATCTAACCTATATACCTTACCAATCCGAAGGTATGGGACAATTCCTTCACGGCAATACCTTCGAATGGTAACCAACGATAATCCTCTGCTTTTCGCATATTCGTCACACGTCACAAGCTCCATCTTCCTGATCCTCCTTTCTTTCAATTTCATCAAGTCCTTTACTATCCTTAACATACTTTTCTTCAAATTCTTCAGGGCTTAAATTCTTTACCACTTCGACAAACTTTGCCAAAGCTTCATCTTTCTTGTTCATGGTATATCTCTCTTTCAAAGTTGATATACCAGTCGAAGCGTGTTATAATGTTCTCGTCAGCTTCGGCTGGTCACAAGAAACACTCGCTAA